ATAATATAAACTATATATTGCAAAGTGTCTGGCATTTTTTTTAATTATATTACTATATATAAATAAAAAATAATATATATTTTTACTATTATTTTCTAAACCCCACATCCTACTTATAAATTTTCGATTGCTGTTTTTTTACCGTGACAATCTCTACAGAGCGCTACTAAATTATCTATATGATTGCTGCCGCCATATTCTAATCTAATTTTATGATCTACTTCAAACCATGCTGGTAATTTACAACCACAATCGCCACATTTCCAGTCTTGGTTTGATGCTACATATTTCTTTTTTGTTTCACTTACTGAACGCTTTGTTGCCTTTTTGCCTGATTGAATAATACGATTTTCAGAGACAGTTTGATTATTGTTTGGCATTGGTATTATTGGATAATTATAACCTGCCTTTCCAGTACTACCTTCTGAGCTAAAGTCTTGTCTTGACGTAAAGTCTAATATAGGTGATATCATATTACTTGTATTTCTATCAATTGGTAAATATTTAATATAATCATTAGTTGTCGATATAACCTGCTGTGCGCGCATTGGGTTTTTTTTAATTAAAATATATAATATTAATGCGCCGAATGCTACACCTATCATTTGATAATATTTCTTAAATGATAATAATTTTTTTAAAACTTTACCTTCTGTGTAAATATTTGCAATAATTAATCCTGCTATTATAAATATTAAAATCTCTACTCGCATCAATAATTTATATTATATGTAGAAAAAAGAGGGGAACCAATGGTTCCCCTCAAACCCCTCCTTTTACATAATTAAATTTATTAATAGCTTTTTGGGAATAATATATTTATGCATTAATAGAGATTAAGATAAAAGGGAGGGATTTTAAGGGAACCGTAGGTTCCCTTATTAGGGAGGGATCTTAAGGGAACCGTAGGTTCCCTTATTAGGGAGGGATTTTAAGGGAACCGTAGGTTCCCTTATTAGGGAGGGATCTTAAGGGAACCTACGGTTCCCTTAATAGTAAAGATAAATTAAAAATAAAATTGTTAATATTAATACAGCATGAATATAATGTTTTCGCATATTTATCTTTTCAGATAAATATATCGGTTTTGGTTTATATTCCGCACGATATTTCTCTAAAGACATAGGCAGTGACAGTTCCTGTTTACCTAGTTTGATATTTATTTTATTATGAATAAAATGCACCCATCTTACAAACGAATCGCGATTATCTAAATATGGTGAAACTGGATATTTATCTATCAATCTACTAAAATTATCACCTATATCGGAATCTGGTATAAATAACGGCATATTTTGTATTAAATCATAATATTTTCGTTTTGTAACATCATTTGGATATATAGGATATGATTCCGCTACTGTATGTAAGAAAAACCAATAATGTGGACCCCAAATGTTTGCATCAAACCGCATCTTAATATATACAAAAACTATAATTATATAAAGATTACGAGATAAATAACTATAGATTAGTTTTACTTTTATATGAATAATTATTGTAATAACTGTGGTAAACGTGGACACCTATACCATCAATGTAAATTACCTATTACTAGTTTAGGTATTATCGCTTTTCGAATTTATGAAAATAACATACAATATCTTATGATCCGACGTAAAGATACATTGGGGTTTATTGATTTTATGCGTGGAAAATATTCTGTTTTTAATAAAGATTACATTGTAAATATGCTAAAACAGATGACTAAAGAGGAAAAAGAACTATTAGTACTAGGGGATTTTGATTTATTATGGAAACGCATATGGGGTGGTAATCTTAATATTTCAAATCAATATAAAATGGAAGAAAATGTTTCACGCGAGAAATATAACTCTCTTATTAATGGCATAATGTTTAAAAATGATCTTTTTACTTTAAAAGATTTAATAGATGAAAGTAATAAATATGATAACTGGACTGAAGCCGAATGGGGATTTCCAAAAGGTCGTCGTAATTATCAAGAAACAGATTATGAATGTGCTTTGCGTGAATTCACCGAGGAAACTGGATATGATAATAAAAATATTAAGAATATTAAAAATATTTTACCATTCGAGGAAATATTCACGGGTTCTAATTATAAATCTTATAAACATAAATATTATCTTACGTTTATGGATGCAGAGAAAACATTCCAACCCACTATATTTGAGCCAACTGAGGTTAGTAAAATGGAATGGAAATCTTTTGATGATTGTATGCAATGCATTCGCCATTATAATTTAGAGAAAAAAAGGTTACTCGCGAATGTAAATGAAACATTGAAATCTTTTCGGTTATTTTGCTACTAATGGAGGGGGCAGATTTGTATATTATGTAAAATTAAGGTTTACATAATAACTAATAAAAAATATATATACATATAATTTAAGTAAACTATATTAATGCCAAGAAAACCAGGAACAAAGAAAACAGAACAAAAAACGACAGAAAATAAATCACCAAAAAATGTTACAAAAAGAAAATCTAAAACCATTTTGGGTAATGTTATTGATGAAACATCAAATGTTTTACGAAATGCTTTTGAGATACATCCTATTCAAGGCATTAGTCCTCAAAATAAACTTTTAGATGCTCTTATATCTGAAGGAGAGCAACCTGCGCCAACACAGTTAGAAAAGAAAAAAGAGGAAGTTGAACATGAGGAAGTTGAACAAGAGGAACCGATTATTGATAAAAAGGGAAAGATAACATTAAACCGTGATAATATCGAACAATATATTCTTAATGTTTTATCAAAAACTCATTGTGATAAAAATTATCAATATAAACCTGAACAACAAGAACGTTATGATGAATTAATAAAATTGCCTGCTACAAGTAATAAGCCTGATAAAAATAGTTTAAAAAAGGAATTAGCCAAATTATTAGATGTTCCTTTAGAAAGTCTTAATAATACTAAAAAATATGGATTACCAAAACAACCTGATTTTGTTAATGTTATCCTTTGTTTAGAGAACTTTTTTAAAGAAAATAAACAGGAAGAAGAAATAATTAAAGAACCTGAAATCGAAGCAGAAGTAGAACCTGTACAAGAACTCGAACAAGAACAACAAGAATATGTTACTGAACAAGAACCTGCTGCTATTGAACAAACTGGTGTAACTACTGATGAAGAAACCAGAAAAACATTCGAGGATGAGAATGTATCTGAACCTGAAATTATTGAAACTAAGTCGATATTATTTGATAGTCCTATTCCTAACGTAGATGATGTTGAGAAGACCGAAATAGAAACCGAACAAGAAAAACAAGATGTTCCAAAAGATATAACTACTACAAATTATAATACTTTTTTATTTAACAAAGAAATTAGAGAAAACGAGAACTTTAAAAAGGACGAGGCATTCCAATTTTTATATCCAGAATTGAATGATCCTAACTTTAATATTAAGATCGCAAAACATAAAGAATTTTCTGAAACTAAATACGATGGCGCTACCTATGACATTGAAGAACATGCTAAGAAACTGTGTAATACTGATTTCGAATTAACACCCCATCAACTTTTTGTTAAAAACTTTTTATCAATGCAAACACCCTATAATTGTTTATTGCTCTACCACGGTTTAGGTACAGGCAAAAGTTGCAGTTCTATAGGAATTGCAGAAGAAATGAGAGCATACATGAAGCAAGTTGGATTAGCACAACCAATATTAATTATTGCATCCCCGAATGTGCAAGAAAATTATCGTTTACAATTATTTGATGAACGTAAATTAAAATTAGAAGCCGGATTATGGAAATTAAATACATGTATTGGTGAAGCTTTGCTCCAAGAGGTTAATCCTACAAATATTATTGGTATTCCAAAAGATAGAATAATAAGTGAAATTAATAGTATTATTAGTAAGAATTATAGATTTATGGGCTATATTGAACTTGCTAACTATATTAAACGTGTTATTAAAAGGCCTGAAGGAACACGGTTTACTGCTAAGGAATTGTTAGAAATAAAAATAAAAAAAATAAGAAAATATTTTGATAATCGTCTTATCATTATCGATGAAGTCCATAATATACATGTTTCTGATAAAAATAAAGAGGATAGTAAAACCGCTACATTATTAATGGATGTTGCAAGATATACTACCAGTATGCGATTATTATTATTATCGGCTACTCCTATGTATAATAGTTATAATGAAATTATATGGTTGACTAATCTTATAAATATAGTAAATAAACAAAGCACCATTAGAGAGAGCGATGTTTTTAATAAAGATGGTGACTTTAGAGAGAAAGATGATAAGAAGAATAAAAATACGGAAAGCGGTAGAGAACTTTTAACTAGGAAATTAACTGGATATGTTTCTTATGTTCGTGGTGAGAACCCATATACATTCCCATATAGGGTTTATCCTGATGTGTTCTCTCCTGAAAATTCATTAGATTCTATAATTAAAGAAAAGACCTATCCAACCATACAAATGAATGGTCGTGAAATTGATGCTCCATTACAAAATATTCCTGTTTTTTTAACAGAGATTGGAGAATATCAATCAAAAGGATACGATTTT